AGTCGATTGATCTTCAAGTCTATCCCCTTGAGGATGTTCTCAATCGCTGAGAACTCTGATGGCATTGTCGATACGATGTTCATCAGGGAAGAGCTGACGGCTAGACAGGCCGAGCAGAAGTATGGAGACAACATCGGGGCTAAGACAAAGGAGGCTATCGGGAACAGCAGGAAGACTGAAGAGAAGTTCACCTTCCTCATGGCCGTACGTCCTCGTACTGATAGGGACGCCGGTGGCATAGACAACTTGAACTTCCCCTTCGCCCTGGACGTGATTGACATTGATAGCGAGCACCAGGTCCTGGAGTCCGGGTTCGAGGAGTTCCCCTTCGCCGTGCCTCGGTGGGACACATCTTCGGGTGAGATCTATGGTAGGTCTCCGGCGATGCTCGCCCTAGGGGACTCGCTTACTCTGCAGGCGATGGGTGAGACGATGCTGAGGGCCGGGCAGCTAGCAGTCGACCCGACATTGATGGTAGCTGACGACTCAGTCATGGGAGAGGTAGTTAGTTTCCCCGGGGGTATCGTATCTTTCGATGCAGAAGTTGCCAAGGACTTCGGAGGGTTCCCCATCAAGGAGTTGAACTCCGGTGCTAACATCCCGCTGGGTAATGAGATGCAGCAGGACGCCAGGAGTCAGGTCTGGGATGCTTTCTTCCGCAATGTTCTACAGCTTCCAGTTGATAACCCCAACATGACAGCCACTGAGGTACTGGAACGTAAGTCAGAGTTCGTCCGTACTATTGGCCCCGTGTTCGGTAGGCTCGAGACTGATTACCTTGCCACCACTGTGGAGAGAGCCTTCAACATCCTGCAAAGGAACGGGGGCTTCAGTGAACCTCCCGACATCTTAGTTGATAAGGAAGTAAGCTTCAGAATGTCCAGCCCGGTTGAGAGGGCAAGGAAGCAAGTGGAGCTAGCAGGGCTGTCTCGTAGCATCGAGTTGCTCAGCCCCTTCATCGAGCATGACCCCGAGCTTCTCGATAACTTTGATACCGACGAGATCACTCGTGACGTTCCTGACATCGCTGGAGTGCCGGCGAAGTGGATCCGTCCCAAGGAAGAAGTAGCTCAGCTTCGTGAAGGTAGAGCACAGCAGAAGGCAGCAGCCGGTGCTCTTGAGGAGGCCGGACAAGCTACCGACATCCTTAAGAACCTGGGCGGTCTCGGAGGGGGAGGTACACCTGCGCCATGATTAAACTTCTTCGACGATTTCTCTGGTACCTCCAGGTGTCAGACCCCGACCCTGATGCATTCCTTCGTGAGTTGAAGTCAGCTCAGCTGGGCCGCTACAGTCGGATGCAGATGTACAAAGACTTCAGGACCGTATTCTTGGGGACGCCCGCAGGCAAGAGAGTTCTGTGGAAGATACTCGAGTGGGCTCACGTCTACAAGTCAAACATGAACAACGACTCTAATCTAGTAATCTTTCGCGAGGGTGAAAGGAACTTGGGGCTTAAGGTCATGAGAACCATGAACACTGAGCCAAGTGCTACACGGCAAACAGAAACAAAGGAGAAAGAAGAATGAGGACCAACAACACCACCGTGGCCGGTCAGGATATGACAGCCCAAGCTGGTATAGACGATTACGATACTGACGCTTGGCTTGCCCACTACGAAGCTAACCCGCACCTGCACCGCAGTGTCGGTGCTGCTGCCGCTGAGGGTGACGAGCCCGACCCCGATCCAGAGCCGACTCCTGACCCCGACCCAACGCCAGATCCGGATCCTGCTCCCGAGCCTGACCCAGAGCCGGCGCCAGCTGAGAAGACGGACTGGCGAGACCCCATCAAGGATGAGGACACTAAGAAGTTCGCTGAACAGTTCGCTGTCCCGTCCGATGCAGTTGAGCTTGCTTTCAAGATGAGGAAGCAGCTGTCCAATGCCGTGGCCATCCCCGGCAAGGACGCTGAGGACGATGCAGTCAAGGAGTTCTGGACTAAGCTCGGTAGGCCTGAAGAGGCCACTGGCTATGAGTTCGCAATGCCTGAAGGCCAAGAGGCCAACGAAGCGGATACTGCTTTCCACGGTAACATGGGTAAGATCTTCCATGCTGCCAACATCACTGCGGACCAGGCAGCGATCTTGAACGCCGGCTGGAATGAGATGGCAGTTGCCACTCAAGAAGCCCTCAAGACTGCAGCTGCTGAGGCTCGGACGAGTTCGGAAGAGCAACTCAAGAACCTGTGGGGTGATGACCACGACGCTAACGTGGTTCACTCCAAGCGTGCCATCCAGGCTTTCGGTGACGATGCCTTCCTTGAGTTCCTGGACAACACCCAGGTTGGCGGTGACCAACTCGGTAGTCATCCAATGATGAACAAGATCTTCGCCACCATCGGCCGAAGGCTAGGAGAAGGAACCATCGACTTGGCAATGACCGAGAGCGAGAAGTCCACCGGTGAAGAACGACGCCAAGAACTAACCGGAGAGATCCATGCAGCCCAGAAGTCGGGAGACACTAAGAAGGCGAAAAGATTGATGCAGGAACGCGAGGACCTGACCATCAAACTGCATGGCGATGAGAAGATTTAAAACAAACTTATTGGGGAGGGGGTAACACCTCTCCCCGCTTTGAAACTTTCAGTTTCCTGAGTAGTGGCCTAACACCTGTTGCTCAGTCGCATAGCAGAATTAACCTGATGCGACAATGTCGAAGTGCACCCGAAAGGCTTGCAATGCTTCGTCGTCAATTTGGCCTATAAACTGCCGTGCTCACAACACGAACCTTTAAACCTAATGGAGGAATGTGCAATGAGCACTTCTGTCTCTACAAGCTTCGTGAAGGACTACCAAGAAGACGTCCATCACATCTTCCAGCGTGAGGGTGGCATGTTGCGCCCGACCGTTCGGATGAAGACTGGGATCGTGGGTGAAACCACCACCTTCCAGAAGATCGGTAAGGGTATTGCCACGACGAAAGCTCGTCATGGCACCATCACACCGATGAACCAGACTCACACCGCCTTGACGGCCACACTGGTCGACTTCTACGCCGGCGACTGGGTCGACAAACTCGACGAAGCGAAACTCAACATCGATGAGCGCATGGCTATCGCAAAAGGCGGTGCCTGGGCTCTGGGTCGTAAGGTGGACAACCAGATCATCACTGTTCTGGATGGCACCACGGAGTCGACCATCACTCTCACCGTCACTTCCTTTGCGGCCATCCTGGCCTCGATGCTGGAGTGGGTGGAAGCGTTGGACGACAACGACGTGCCCAACGATGGAGGCCGCTTCGGTCTCGTCACTCCGCGCATGTGGTCTCAGCTGGCCACGGTCAAGGAGTTCACCAGTGCCGATTGGATTGGTGCGGATGGTCTTCCCTTCAATGAGGGGTCGCCCGGTCACATGAAGTTCAAGGACTGGAACGGAGTCAAGTGGACGAACCACACTGACTTGCCGGGTAAAGGCACTGGCACTGCGAAGTGCTTTGTCTACCACAATACCGCCGTTGGCTATGCCACCGGGGCTCACGCCGGCAACAATGCTGAGAATGAATCGACACCACCGGCGTCATCGAGGGTAACCTCGACGACACAGCCGCCATCGCAACATCGTAAGAAAGGAGGAGCACAATGGCTGCTGATGTATCAGAGCTTGTCCAGTATTCCTCGGCTAATGGTTATGGGTTGTATCGCTACGATACTCTCGACACCTTAGCAACCGTGGATGGTTCCGGCTACTTCAATAACTCTGATGATGACATCAACCTCGCGGTTGGCGACATGATTGAGGTTGTTGTATGGACCACCGCTGTTCGTTCCGGCACCGTCGCTGATGTCGGTAGGCACATCGTTGTGTCTGTCTCTGCCGCTGGCGTTGTTGATCTGAGTGACGATCTGCTCAGCGCAACGGTTACTGCCGGTGACTAGCAAAGGTTTGGGGGGAGCTTCGGCTCCCTCCTCTCTTGCTATGGTCTGCGGCAGTGCGGACTGCTTGTACGACGATTATGATAACGCCCAGCTGTTATATCCGGGTGCTACTATAATCGCCGTGAATGGTGCACCGCTCAGAGCTGAGCATAGGTTCTCTGTCCACTGGTCAAACTTGAAGGTTAAAGGTTGGATAGAGCCGGGAGAGACAGTTCACTCCTGCGTGAAAGATGAAAGCTCAATACCTGAAGCTTCTTGGGTGGATCAGTGGTGGTTTGGAGTTAACGATGTTCAGGGTACCTCAGGCTGGGCTGCAGCTAAGATGGCCCTGCAGATGGGTCACGATAAGGTAGTACTGTGTGGTATTCCTATAGACGATAGCCTCTATATGAATGGAAGACCAGCTAAGACGTTCGAAGACCATAACGTCTTGAAAGCTTACCGCTCAGCTATCGCTGAGGATACAGAGTATCACAGTAAAATTATTTCGATGTCAGGTTGGACAAAGGAGTTACTAGGTGGTTCAGGTTAGATCAGGTGGAAAACATCGCTACATTAGAACTGATAGTCTAGAGCCCCGTACCCTTCCAGTAAAGGCTCAAGAGCCTTCGATGAATAAGTATGTCGGTGAGATTACTATTGCTACCTTGCTGAAGGTCTCGGAGATCTTTACACCCGAGTGGGTAGATAAACTCTATCGTGGGGTTGCCAGGAACCTTAAGAGACCCTTCAGGTTTGTTTGCTTAACAGATTACACGGGGGAGTTCGAAGAAGACATCGAAGTTATCCCCCTGCTGCACAAGTGGGATACCAAGCAGGCTAAGCTAGAGATCTTCCGACCTGACTTAGACTTGGGTCGAGTTCTGTATATGGATCTTGATACCATCATAGTGGGAAGCCTTGAGGACATCGCTTCGTATGATGGTAAGTTTGCGGCTCTGTCCGACTTCTCTTCTCCTCTGAACCGGCACTGTGGTACCGGCTTTATGTTATGGGAAGCTGGGTATGGGCATGGGATTTATGAAGCCTTTAAACAAACGACGAAGGAAGAGAGGGTCGGGGTGTATCGGGTTGGAGGGGGTCGCGGAGATCAGCTATTTATCTACCACCATACTCCTTACTCACCTCATTACGTCCAGAGGGTATGGCCAGGACAATTTGTTAGTTACCGAGATGTACGCTTTAGGTGCAATATGAATGACGAAGTACGTGTAGTGATATTCCATGGAAAGGACAAGCCAAATGGTGAAAGTACGTTGCCGTGCGTTAAGCCCCATTGGAGATGATGGTGAAATTAGGCTTGACGCTTTAAAGCCCCGTCACCATGTCCCTCACTTAGTCGATACCATCCAAAGGCACCCAGACTGGAAGAAGGGTGCTGAGATTGGAGTCGCCCAAGGCCGTACTCTTCTTTCGGTCATGCGTGAGACGACAGTCGACATAATTGCTGTCGATGCCTTCCAGTACATTGAAGACAGCGAGAAGTCTGGGCTTTACCAAGATATGGACCACAACCTGAATGAGTGTTGTGTCAATGCCATCTACGAGAAGTTCCCTGACAGGATCCAACTTCTCAAAGGGGCTAGTCTCGAGATGTCCAAGCAAGTTGAGGATGGAAGCTTAGACTTCATCTTCATCGACGCTAGCCATATGTATGAGGAGGTTAAGCAAGACATCTTACATTGGGCCCCGAAGGTTAAGCCCAGTGGTTGGATCATGGGGCATGACTATTGTGATAGATGGGATGGGGTCCGTCGTGCGGTTGATGAACTCCTAGGTAAGCCTCTGGAGTTGCCTTCCTCTATCTGGGCACACGAGGCTGCAGCCTACTATGAGAAGTTTGGCTGATGTGGTTCGTACCAACCAGAGGACGCCCTCAACGTCTTCAGAAATTCTTGGATGGCTGTGTTGATACCAACATGACCATGCAGGGGTTGATAGTTGTGGATGGTGCAGATGGCGGAGACTATTCAGAAGTAGCTCTGCCAAACAACTGGAGACTAGAGGTTGCTCCTGATCGGAAGGATGTCGGAGGGCGCTTGGATAGGCTTCTAGCTGACTACCCGGATCTTCCTTTCTATTCGATTATAAATGACGACATAGTTCCAGAGACACCGGAATGGGATACTATCTTAGCTGCAGAGGTTGGGGACTGGAATGTTGTTTACCCCAACGACTGTCTTCAGGGTGTTAAGATGGCAACACAGTTCATCATCGGTAGGAAGTTAGCTCACGCTGTGGGTTCACTGTCCTTGGGTTTCCGTCATGGTAAGATGGATCGAGCCTGGATGGAGATTGGAGAAGCATTGGGTAGGTTGGTCTATCGAGACGATGTACGTCTTCGCCATGAGCACTTCTCCAATGGGTTAGCTGAACGGGATGAAACCTACTCAAGACAATACAACGGGATCAATACTGTGAAGCTAGACAACTTTCACTGGAAAGCATGGGAGCAGGACCGTCCGGCTCTTATCCAACGACTAAAGGAAATTGTACCATGCGCATCTTGATACTAGGGGGAGACGGCTACCTTGGGTGGCCCACAGCTATGCACTTAGCTTGTCAGGGCCACGATGTTCTGGTGGTGGACAACTACCTTAAGCGTGACCTGTCGGGGGCGAGCAGTAGTGGTTCATTGTTCCCCACTCTTCTACTGCAGGAGAGAGCTCACGCCTTTGAGAGGGAGACTGGGAAGACCATCGACTACAGGATGGCTGACTGTACTAACTACAACAACCTATGCGACATCCTGAATGGGTTTGAGCCCGACACTATAGTCCACTACGCTGAGTTACCCTCAGCCCCTTACTCGATGCTTGGGTACTCAGAGGCCAAGAGGACTATGGACAACAACCTTAACACAACCCTGGCTTTGGCCCACGCGGTTATGTACCTGGAGTTAGACTGCCACATCATTAAGCTGGGTACCATGGGGGAGTACGGAACGCCTAACGTGACAATCGAGGAAGGGTGGTTTGATGTGGTCTCCGATGAGGGGGAGCACCGGTTCCTATACCCCGCTGAGCCCGGTAGTATGTACCACGTTACTAAGGTTCAGGACACCCACATGCTGTGGTTATACTGCAAGACTCATGGACTAAGGGTTACCGACATCATGCAGGGGCCCGTCTATGGGACGGATACCGATGAGACGATATTACATTCTGACCTGAGTACAAGCTTCCACTACGATGATCTCTTCGGAACTGTGGTTAACCGCTTTGTAGCCCAGGCCGTCTGTGGTCATCCACTGACAGTATATGGAGCTGGGGGTCAGACACGAGGTTACATCAACCTACGAGATGTCGTCAAGTGTATTGAACTTATAGCTGAGAACCCAGCGGACAAAGGTGAGCTGAGGATCTTCAACCAGGTAACTGAGTTCTTCACAGTACAGCAATTAGCTGAGAAGGTTAGGGATGCCGCCCTCTCCATAGGCTTGAGCTGCAGTATCAATGCAGTTCCTAATCCTCGCAAAGAGGAAGAAGAACACTTCTACCGGGTGCATTGCGACGGTTTAACTGACCTAGGACTTAAGCCAACCCACATGACCCAGGATACCCTAGTCGGCATGATCCGAGCCGTTCAGGGTCACTCAGATCGGATCAACTCAAAACATATCTTGCCGCGACATGGGTGGCGGCGACAACTACCAGCAGACTACCAGATCTAAGGAGAGTAAAAATGGCGGGAACACTATGGGTTCAAGTCTATGAGGATGCCAATGAGGTGGCACTCGGGCCAATCTTGCAAGAGTCCACCATCGCTATCGGAGCCTCAGCAGTTCAATCGGCTGAAGTTATCAT